ACCCCCATAAGGGGTGAACGATCCGTCACATACACTTTAGGGAGACTCAAATGAATCAAAGATGGAAATTAATTTTGGCCGGTGTTATAACGGTCATTATTGGTACTTATGTACCACCACTTGCGATTCCTGCGAGTCAGATCCTAAAGGAATATGTGACAGGTCCTGACCTTTCTGCCCGATAAAACGGGCCCTACCTCTCGGTAGGATTGGGTTGTAGCAATACAATCCTTAAAAATAAAAGGAGTGCGACATGAGTGCGGGAACTAAAACAGTAGATAACAGATCAGTCGTTTCCACGCCCGGTGGGTGTGGTACTACTGCAACTGTTGGTTTTTACTACTCCAAAACTTGGAGTGGTGGCGACCTTCCTGTCGGGTTCGATAGGAGCCAATGGCTTCCTCCGCACAACTACACCATGTCTGTTACAAGTACGTTTGATAATGTATGCACTTGGAAGAGCAACACGCAAGCTCCACGCCTCGGGTCTCATTTGACCTGTTGGGGTGGGTTTTCGCATATTGCCGATCCATCTGCTGCAATAATAGCTAATAATGAAATACATGCTATTATGAAGCTTAGGAAGAGAATTGAGGGAAGTGAATTTGATGCTTCCATCTTTCTCGGAACCGCACACCAATCTCTGCGAACCATTGCAGAGGGTGCGACTCAGATATACGAAGCCTATAGGAACGTCCGTAAAGGGCGCTTCAAACAAGCTAAGCGTATTCTGACTAAGAGGATCACTGTCTGGCATCCCCATATCGATGATTCGATACAAAGGTTTGTCAAGTACAGCGTTCCTGCCGCAAGGCGAGAAAATTCAATCCGCATCCATAAAGATGCTGCAAAGAATTGGCTTGCTTTGCAATACGGGTGGTTACCTTTGCTCAACGACGTCTTCGACGCCGCGGAGTCACTAGCTAATCACTTGTATGCACCATTACATTATCAGAGAAGCGCGTCATTTGAATATAGTCAGCACGATATACTTGTGTCTGGCCAGATCAAATATACTAGGAAGAATAACTATAAGACGCGGTACACTGCGTACTATAGCGAAACTGCTTCTTGGGCCAAACAATCGGGTTTACAAAACCCGGAAAATTTAGCTTGGGAACTGCTTCCATGGTCGTTCGTTGCCGACTGGTTCATACCCGTCGGAGATTACCTGGAGGCTCGCGCCTTCAGTCAACGTATGACTGGTACTTTTGTGAAATCCACACTGAAAGATAAATGGTGTGGTAGTACACAAGGTACTGGTATATCTGGTTTCAAATTTATTGTTCCCGATATGGCTTATAACCATTCGGTAACTTTGACGCGAACTGTGTCAAGTACTCTGGACGTTCCGTTACCTCACTTCAAGCCTCTGGACTCTGTCCCGAGTTGGAGAAGGTGCGCTAACGCCCTAGCCCTGTTGACACAGGCACTCTTTTGAATTGCCCAACTTCGGGCGAAACCCTTTGCTGTGGTTATACAGCACTCATTAGGTCTCCAAGCCTTTGAGTATTTTTCATGGAGAATACTATGTCCGCACAAGCGAATATAGTCGCCTTTGATGGCGCTGCAACCCCTGTATCTCACACCCTCGTGCCTGTTAGAAACTCCGAAGTTAATGGAGTGACTCAGGCCGAATGGCGTGAAAATATCACCACTATTCCTGTGAAAGCTAACGTTCGTGTTTCTACGACGATGCAGACACTGAAGAATGGGATTATCAGGGTAATGACCCGATGCGAGGTTCCAGTGATGGAAGCCGTCTCTGGCCAAAATGCTGCGGGTTATACAGCGGCACCTAAAGTAGCCTATGTCAACACTGTTGACGTTGTAGGTTATTTTAGTGAACGCAGTACCGCAGCAGAGCGCAAGTTGGCTCGTCAGCTGGCAGTTAATATTGCCGGCAATATCAGCACCACCGTAACACCTAGTACTGCGGGTGTTGTGAAGGAGTTGATTGACGATTTGACAAGCGCTTCCTAACGCACCACAAGCCACACCTAGTTGGTGTGTATCTTAACACATTTCTATAAAGGAAATATATCATGATTAAGTCATGGGATGAGGAATTGACCGAAGATGAAACCATCAATGTTGTTTCAGACCTCGCTCTCGTGCATGCCGAAAGGCTTGCAGCTTCAAACAATCTCGATATTAAAGCAATCGGGGAAAGCCTTGCCAGCTATATTGCTACTGGCGCTTTTCATCGGTTGCTTGACTTTGATATCGATTATAGCAATCCTATGTGGGCAAATACATCTGCTCTAAAGGACCTGCGTCAGTGTCTCGCATACTTCTCGAAACTCTCGTTTCTGGATATAGGCGTGGACAAGCAGCAAGTTGCTATGATGACGTTTGAAGAAGCTGAACTTAGATGTGCCAAAACTAACAGCACTTTTGCACGATGGTCTTCTGGGGAATTTAAGTTCTCCCCAGACGTTGAGGCCGTACTTCACGGCGCCCAGCGTAAAATAGCCAAAGTGCTAGGTGATGTTCCAAGTCTTGCTGACTTGGCGTTTAGGTTTGGCCCGGGAGCTAATGCCGGGATACCAAAACGAGTGGCTTCCGTTCGATCAAAATTGAACGCGAAGCCCTCTTGTAGTACGAACCTTCTGCCTTATGTTTCTGAATTACTGGCAGAAATGCCCCACTATACAACGTTCCATTCTATCGAAGCTGGGTGGTTACCTAGCCTAGACGGTCCGGGATGTGATATGGTGGAGACTGTTCCCGTCGAAATAAAAGACGGTGTGATCAGTTTCGTACCAAAGTCACCTCGAACGTTTCGCACCATCGGAGTCGAGCCCCTACTTAATTCTGTAGGGCAACTTGCTTTCGGTGATTATATTGCGAAACGGTTGAAGAGGTGGGGGGTGGACCTTAGAGATCAAACCGTTAACCAACGGAGAGCTCTCGAAGGGTCCCTTACGGGCGCTTTAGCAACGCTCGACCTCAGTAACGCTTCGGACACTATTTGTTATTCTTTAGTCGAACACTTACTTCCTCTGGATTGGTATCATACCCTTACAAAATACCGTACGGGTGTGTTCCTTATGCCGGATGGAAGCAGAGAACGATTAGAGAAATTTTCCAGTATGGGGAACGGTTTTACATTCCCCCTAGAGTCCCTGATATTTTGGGCTCTTGCAAGCGCTGCCTCAGACGATGTCGTCACGGTTTATGGTGATGATATTATCTGTGCTGTTAAGGACGTTGAATTAATCATCAAAGTCCTTGAAGCTTGTGGATTTGCCATTAATAAAGGCAAGTCATTCTGGAGTGGTCCTTTCCGTGAGTCTTGCGGGAGCGATTACTACCGAGGCATAGATGTCCGCCCGGTTTACGTTAAAACCGTTTTATCGGGCATCGATCTATTCCGTCTCCACAATCATTTCTATAAAATCGGCGACGAGGAACAAAGGCGTAGTATTTTAGCCNTAATTCCCGAGTCACTGAGATTATGGGGTCCGAGCTGCTATGGCGATGGTCACTTGCATTCTAGTGATCCGCTTAAACAGTTTGGACGTGATCGTGGTTGGAGTGGATACACCTTTGATACGTTCACCTTTAAAGCACGGCGCGATTTCCACGCCTTGCCTGGTGACTGTATCCTACCGACCTACTGTATATACCGTAGGGGAGTAGCCGAAACTTTGTCCGTATCACCCGAGGTATATTTGTCTATGGTATCAGCAGCCCCTTACGGGATTGCCTATCACGACTATTACACCGGGAGTCCTGTTACATTTTTTTAGTAATG